CCCTAGTAATACAAAAGGTTTAATTAACAAAACACTAAAAGAAAAAATAGCATATGAGGCACAAGGTTTAAATATGTTAAAAGAAAAAACAGCAAAGTTACCAATATAGGAGACGTTATGATAGAAATAGTTTTAGCAGCATACGCCATCACAATAGTAGGTGGTGTTTTATTACAGGCCGCTGGAGTTCAATAGTATGAGAGAATATATCGTAGATTATCACACATTTAAATTTAGAGTGGGTGATAGTGAAGAAAAAGGTGGTTGCACATTTGTAGGTGGCGAGTGGAAAGATGTAACTAGTAGAGAATTATTTTCAGGTAAAAAGATAGTCATGTTTAGTTTACCTGGTGCTTTTACACCAACTTGCTCTAGTGATCAACTACCAGCATATGATGAGGCATACGATAAATTCAAAGCACTAGGTGTTGATGATGTTTATTGTATATCAGTAAATGACGCTTTTGTAATGAACGCATGGGCAAGAGATTTAGAAATTAAAAATGTAAAAATGATACCTGATGGTGATGGTGTTTTCACAGGCACTATGGGTATGTTGGTGAATAAACCTAAACAAGGTTTTGGTATGAGAAGTTGGCGATACTCAGCATTAATAGATGACCGTAAGGTTATAAAACTACATGAAGAACCAGGTATGAATAACTTTTCAAGTGATGATGATCCATATGAAGTGTCAAATCCTGAAACAATATTAAAATATTTAGAAGAAGAATATTATAGTTAAGTGAATGGTTTTGAAGTATATAAAATCTATCTGGCAGTCAAGCTCCACTTCACAAGTAAAGGAAGGTCTTATGACTTTCATAGACACCTCGGTAAAACAACTGCAAGACTGGAGACCTTTACTAAAAGAAGGGATAGGTATTTCTTTCATAAGCTTAGTAAATCTTATAACAATAACACTATTGTTGATTACTTCGTTAGCAATTTTGTTACTAATACTAATTTATGGGTTGGCGACATCATTGGCAAAACTGGCGATGATAATTATAAACAATGGTCAAAAAAGATAGAGGCATTACATTACTACTATGAACAAGATATTGATTATATTTTAGAGCAAGGTCATAAGTTTGATGATTTATTTAAATCAATAAATGGTCAACATCCACCTATTCTAAAAATGTTTTTATCTAAGAAGATTAACTTTGAAACTGTTTTGATACTAGATGATATATTATCGTTTACAAAACAACTAAATAAAAATATAAGTGAGAAAGTATTGTGGCCTAAATTGTATGATAGAATGATCAGGTATAAATCATTTTTAAACTATAACTTGACAAAATACAAAATGACTTTGAAAAGGAAACTAAAATTATGAACAAAGAAGAAAACTTTATATTAGCTTTTCAAATTAATAATGATGAGTTATTAGATGGTCTTATTAACTATCATAAAAACAATAACGAGTACAAATATAAAAGTGAAGAAGTTACACACAGCGCAGAATCTAAAGCGTCAACCGATGTTAATATACACATAGGTTCTAATAATGAACTTATTAAAACTTACACAAACTATCTTACAAGTGGATTAAAAGCATATAGTCAAAAGTATGAACACTTTAATCCTGAGTTATGTATTCAAGAAGGTTTTAATATACAACATTATGGTCCTGGACAAGGATATAAACAATGGCATAATGAAAGAGGTGAATATCAAACACATCAAAGAGCACTAGTCTTTATGACATATTTAAATGATGTGCCTGATGGTGGAGGAACAGAATTTGTATATTATCCAGAGTTAAAAATAAAAGCAAAAAAAGGTTTAAGTTTATTATGGCCTACTGATTTTACACACACTCATAGAGGTATAGTTTCGCAACATGAAAAATATATTATCACAGGTTGGTTTCATCATCTTGGTGTCGTAGAAACTAAAGCTACTATAATGGATAAAATGAGAAGGAGTAAATGATGAGCAAAGAAATTGAAGTTGTGGATATTGAAACAAAAAAAGTAGAAGAAACAAAACAAAACACGCAAGACAATAAACAAGTAAAAATACAAGTATTAACACTTGGTGAAATAGTTGTCAAGTTTGAAATGCCACAAAATTTTATTGATGAAATAAATAATGTTTTTGATGAGAAAGAACAAGCAACGGTAGACTGGAGTTCCCAACTAGCAGGTAAAATCAAAAAAGAAAAACTAGTCAATCATTTATTAAGAGATGAAATCAAGGGCACATTCTTAATGTGTTTTCAAGAATACATGAGTAGATCAGGTTCAGTATTAGTAAAAACACATCAACTTGCCTTAGATAATGCCTGGATAAATGATATGTATGCTACTGAATATAATCCTGCTCACTTTCATGCAAGTAAGAATAGTTTAGTAGGTCTATCATCTGTGTTGTTTTTAAAAACACCAGATTCATATGGGCCAGAAATAACTAATCATCATGAACCTGCAAACGGACACTTAGAATTTATAGGTGGTGCTCAACACTCTCTATCAATGTCGCAAATTAGGTTAAGTCCTAAAGTTGGCGACTTCTTTGTTTTCCCATATACACTAGTTCATGGTGTTTATCCATTTTATGGCACAGATCAAGTAAGAAGAACACTATCATATAATTGTGATATACTACCTAAAGTAATGGTAAAGGAGGTAAAATGAACGTAGATAATTTAAGAGAACAACTAAAAATAGACGAAGGTGTGAAGTATGAAATATATAACGATCACCTAGGTTATGCTACTTTCGGCATAGGTCATCTAATCGTAGAAGGTGACGAAGAGCATGGCAAACCTTTAGGCACACCAGTAAGTGAAGAAAGAGTAAATGCAATCTTTGAAGAAGATGTAAAAAAATACATTAGTGAATCAAAGAAAGTATTTTCTAATCTTGATGACTTACCAGAAACTGCTCAAGAGGTTATAGTAAATATGTGTTTCAATATGGGCGCACCAAGACTATCAGGCTTCAAAAAATTTATTGCAGGTGTTAATGCAGGCGACTGGAAAACTGCTGCAGTAGAAATGATGGATTCAAGATGGGCAAGACAAGTTGGTAATAGAGCAGAGAGATTAAAAAACAGAATACTTACATTAGCGTAATGGACGAAGCAGCAAGATTTACGGCAGAACATTCTGTTATGGAAGCAGGTATCGAGATACGAGAGCTGAAACATAAACTAGAACTTGCCGAAAGTAAAATACAAAAACTACAATTAGAGATTGCCGAATTGAAATCGGCACATTTAGATCCAGACTTATTGGCACTTGATATTGGTAAATCGGTAAAAGAAGAGCCAGAGTTAAGATCGGTAATGTCAGAAAAATATAATAAATTTGGGGAGAAGGCTTGACTTTGTCCTACAAATCTGTTATAATAAGATATATGCAAAAGAAACTTAATTACTTTCTTTTAATAGTGCAAGGAAGAGTCCTTCCCCAGAGGGGCGAACTTGGTTGCTTAGGGGTTGTACCCAGGCATAACTTGGAAAACAAGGGGTGTCAAACTATCGACAGGTAGAAGTAGGCGGAGGCAGTTTAAAGGATGGTATCCGGGCTGTTTCTTGTGGGTAAATCCTAGTCCCACCTATTTAGCATATAAATATAAACATATATTATATACAAAGTGGATAAGATAAACATACAAATACAATTATACAGGAGATAATATGAATACAAGTATTGCAGCGTTAAAACGCTCAAAGTCTAATTTAGACACACTCATAGGCGAACTAAATAAAGTTGCCGAACCTCAAACACAAAAACAATCATACCAAGACGATAGATTCTGGAAACCAGAACTTGATAAATCAGGTAACGGTTATGCAGTTTTTAGATTTTTACCAGCAGTAAAAGACGAAGATTTACCTTGGGCAAGACTATGGTCTCATGCCTTTCAAGGACCAGGCGGGTGGTACATTGAAAACAGTTTAACAACACTTAATAAAAAAGATCCAGTAAGTGAATCAAATAGTTTACTCTGGAACTCTGGTGTTGACGCTGACAAAGAAATTGCAAGAAAGAGAAAAAGAAAACTATCTTATATTGCAAATGTATTAATTATTAATGACGCAAAACATCCTGAGAATGAAGGTCAAATCAAACTATTTAAGTTTGGTAAGAAAATCTTTGATAAGATTACTGAAGCGATGAAACCTGAATTTGAAGATGAGAAGCCTATTAACCCTTTTGACTTCTGGGAAGGTGCTAACTTTAAGTTGAAGATCAGAAAGGTTGATGGTTACTGGAACTATGATAAGTCTGAGTTTGATAGTCCTACTGCTATTGCAGATAATGACGAATCAATCGAAGAAATCTGGAACAAACAATATGCGTTGAAACCTTTTCTTGCACCTGAAAACTTTAAATCATATGATGAGCTGAAAAGCAAACTTGATAAAGTTTTAAGTGGTGTTAGAAACACTGGTACCGCTGAAGATGTTGCAATCCCACCAGCAGCACAAGTAAGTAAACCAGCTGTAGTAGAAGAAACAGTAAGTGCTCCTACTCCTGCAGTCCAAGAAGATGAAGATAGCGATGAAACGTTGTCTTACTTTTCTAAATTAGCAGAAGAGGACGAGTAATCTCTCCACCTGTTTTTCTATATTGGGGTTGAGATGTCTTGTTTCAACCCCTTTTTATATAAATATTACTATTATATTATGAAGAACTTTGAGATATCAAATTAAACGAGGAGTTTATATGGAAATTATTAGCAAAATTAAGTCATGGGCAGCTGCATTAGCAGACGTGGGTGTTTCACTTATTGCTTTAGGTATCGTGCTTGAAGTATTATTTAGTGGACAAAACGTGCCTTTTTGGCCTAACATAAGTGTAATAGACAACGTACAATCAATAATCGCAGGGTTTAGTGCTCAAGGTTTAGTTGGTTTAGTTGCTGTTTGGGTTTTATACTCAATATATACTAAAAAGTAATATTAATAATATTATCGAACATTCTAGGGGCGTTTGACGCCCCTTTTTTTTAGCATAAATAGTAGTATGGATTTATTTTTTACATTACTCATTGACTTTGGTTTGCCTGTAGCAGCGTCTGCTGTTATGGGAATATTCATTTACATCATTCTCAAATACATATTAGGATCGGTAATCGGTCAAGTACAAGGTATGCACGGTATAATTATGGGACTAGATAATAGAATTAAGACAATGAACAATGACATGATAAAACTAGATTTGCTGATATCTCATGCCTTAAAACTTCGACCAGATGAAGATAGAATTTCTAGGGCAGATGGTAAGGTTGACGCTAGAAAGGACTAATGGAACAGACTATCGAAAATTTTGAAGGCACTAAAAACGTTACTATCAACGAAGGTGGTAGCATGGGTGATGTGCAGGCAGGTATAGAGTTCATATATCACATGAGAGAACATATTGTAGATGTAGGAGTTGCAACAATTTATTTGTTTGCTTGTTATGCTCTTTACTTGTGGTTGAAAAAAAAGATTAAGTAATGGACATAGTAGAGATACTAGACAAGTATGGCTTTGCCA